TGGCGGTGGTTCTGCTTCATACACCAACACAGCTTCAGTTAGCACTGGCACAAAAACCACAGGTATCACTGTGGCAACCACAAACACCACTGAGGGCGTTTCTGGCACAAATGCAAATCTTCCACCGTATTACGCACTTGCGTATGTGATGAAGTCTTGATCATGGAAATTGATCCAGTTAAATACGGGGTACTTTGGCAAAAGGTTCAGGACTATGAACGCCGATTCGACCAGATGGAAACCAAGATTGACAAAATGGAAGCGTCTATCGAAAAGCTGGTAGCACTGGCAAATCAAGGGCGTGGCGGGTTCTGGGTGGGTATGGCATTAGTGTCTGCTTTTTCCTCTGCTGTGGGCTATGTAAGCCATTGGATGAGTAAGAATTGAACCTGTCACACTGGCACTGGCTGCAATTGCTGGAATTAGGCAATCTGTGGCTTTGTACAAGGATGCGAAAGCTGCGGGTACAGACCTTTATAAGATAACAAAGGAAATATCTGGATTCATTGGGCAATTCTTTGACGCACATGAAGAAGTAAAAAAAGAAGTCAAAAAGCAAGAACTTGACCCGCCCAAGACTAAATCAATGAAAGCACAGGCATTAGAAAATGTCTTTCACCAGATTGAATTAGAAAGACAGTCAGTAGAATTGCGTGAGTTTTTGATTTACCACACAGACCCAGCACTAGGTGCAGTCTGGTCGCGGTTTGAAGAAGAATATAAAAAACTAAATGAGGAAAACGAGAAACAAATTGAACTTGACCGCCAAATGGAGATGCAACGCAAATGGCTACGCAGAAAAAATCTCAACAGCTTACAAGACAAGGCACTAATAATAGCGGCGGTTCTAACGGTTTCTATATACCTCCACCTACTGCTGTGGTCGATAAAACAAATGAACATGGGCAAATAGTTTTTTTGCTTTCACTGATTGTGGTGATGCTGATTTTGCCGCTGTTCTTATACTTGATGGCTTCTATGTACTTTGATATGCTTGTCGTGCAACAAGAAAACAAACGCCAACAGGCAATTGTTCGCCGTCTTATTACTGAATTGGAGAACAAAAAATGATTCCCATTGTCGCATCATTGCTTGGCACATTGGCTCAAAACGGGTTGGGCTTACTGTCGTCTGCCATCCAAGCCAAAGGCAAGGAAGTAGTCGAAAACACATTGGGCGTGAAAATCCCTGACAACCCAACCCCTGAAGATGTTGGAAAACTGCGCCAGCTTCAATTTGAACACGAAGAACGCCTGTTGGAATTAGGCATTGAAAAAGCCAAGATGGAACTGGCTGAAATGGAAGTATTGGCAAAAGCCGCCCAGAATGACGCTGATAACGTCACAGACCGCTGGAAATCAGATATGGCATCTGACTCTTGGCTGTCCAAAAACATACGCCCTATGTCCCTTATAGCCATCTTTGCAGGGTACTTTTTATTCACCATGATGTCTGCTTTTGGACATAGCCCACAAGAATCTTTTGTAAATCTTTTGGGTTCATGGGGGCAGATAGTATTTTTGGCCTATTTTGGAGGCAGGACTGTGGAGAAGCTAGCAGAAATGAGGAAGAAATGAAAGCCAAATTAACTTTCCTTGTGACCCTGATGGTCAGCTTTACTTTGTGCATTGTTGTTGTTGGCATGGTCGGCGTTCTAATGGCTGGATTGTTTGACGAAAAAGTTGACAACGCTGAAATCTTCAAACTGATTAGCCCCGCATTTCAAACCATTGTGGGCGGCTTTATTGGGTTGCTGGCTGGTGTGAAACTGTCTCACGGCGAAATAGATGGGGTAGAAAAATGAGTTTAAACACTGAACAAGCCGCATTCCTACTTGATGCCTGCAAACTGGTTCAATACGCCACTGAGCAAGGTTTTACGGTCACCGCCGGAGAACTGGCTAGAACACCAGAACAACAAGCTATCTACTTCAAAACAGGTCGATCCAAGACCATGAACAGCATCCACCTAAAGCGGTGCGCCATTGATTTAAATTTTTTCAAAGATGGCAAGATTATTTGGGACAAGGCAACCATTGAACCGCTGGGCATTTACTGGGAAAGCCTGCACCCTAAGAATCGCTGGGGAGGTCACTTTTCTAATTTGGTGGATTGCCCACACTTTGAACGTAACGCCTAATCTGCAAAAATATACAGCAGCAAGATTACACCGCCAACCCCGATCACAGCACCAAGTGACAACGCAAAAATAGTGGCAATCATTTTGATCCCCTTTTTCTTTCCCAGCGTTTGCAAATTTGTTTAACGTTTTCGCTTTTGCGGGGCTTATCACATACTTTACTAACAGACTGCATTTTAGCTTTGTAAATCAAATCGGCGGTGGTAACTGGCTTGGGTTGCCAACTTACCCCAACCATAAGCAAAATTAGCCAGCGCAATTTTTATCCTTGAGTTTGGCTTCAATGGCTTGGGCAAAAGGTTGTACGCAATCTTCAAAGTCACTTGTTTCTACGTTTTGCCAAACTTTTTCAATTTCATCGGTTGTCAGCCCTACCCATGTGCGCTTGGCGGCTACCAGTTTGACAAAGGCTTCAAGACGCAACAAAGCAGATTCATGCCAAACACATTCACCATACACCTGTGTAGCCATCGCAATGATTTCATCTTGTGTCATTGGGGTTCTCCTTTCTTATCCTTCACCCACAGGCAATCAAAAAAGATACGCATCATCAGGCGCACAAACCAACTTGGTTCTTTGCCTTTTCTTGGGCGATACACAATACCCATACTGTCGGGTCTGTTGCCAAACAAATAGCACTGCCATTCAGATTGTTCTGGCGTTAATTGAAACGCGTATTTTCCTTCCACGCTGAGATTGACGTGCTGCCCATCAGGTGTTTTGTACATAACGTCTTTTCCTTGTGTCATATCAACTCCCGCTGTACAGGCACAAAACGCCATTCACGTTCCATGCGCCCTGACTTGGATTTAACGACTTTACCTGTCAAACAGATTTCGCCATCGCGTTCCAGTTCGTGCAACCGTCTGGCTACTTGCATGGATTCCAGCCCTGACTGTGCGGCAATGCCATCTTTACCCAATGCGCCATATTTTTCTAAGCAATCAACAATTAGACGGGCATGGCGGCTGGCAAGGTCTTTTGCAGACCCTGCTGCCTGCCAACTGGTCAAAGGGTCGGTGTTTCTGACTCTTGGATGCAGCATGATTATTCCTTAAAAGGGTATGTCGCTGGGCATATCTTCAAAACCGCCTTTGGGTGCTTTGGGCGCTTCCCTTTCTTCCAATTCATAGCAGTTTGCCCAACCCGTCCAGCCGCCATCCACAATAGGTATTGAATCTATTTTGATTTTTAGGTTGTCGTTGTCATCTAAGAACACTGACCCAATGGTTTGGTAGCGTTTCTTGTCTTGTCCCTCGCGGGTTTTGTATGTGCCAGTAATAACAACAATATTTTTAAATTTTTTCATGTCAGTCTTTCAGTTTGTTAAGTTGGGTGATTTTGTATTCAACATCAAATAAGAAATTCAAAACTTCTTTTTCAAGGCTGGCTACATAGAGTGGGTCAAATTCAACCCGTTTGATGAACAATTGCAAGCCCTCTGCCATGCGCGGATCAAAACTTACAAAATCGCACCAGTGACGACCAGTAGATGCCATTTGAAATTGAATCTGGGTGTTATATTTTTCAGGGACTTTTTGATCCAACAATGTGCTGATATGGGTGGCGGTGTTAGGGCATTTGATTTCTACCAATCCAAACAACCCTACAAGGCCATCAGGGGACGCACCAGCCTCTGAAATGTTTGGGTGCAATACAAACCCTACTTCTTGCACTAGAACGTCTTTAGCGGACTCATAGGCGGCACGGGCAAACGGTTCTTGTTCAGTACCCCAAGCCATTGCCGCATTGCTGTATGACTCTGCGGGTTTGCCTGTCATGCGTTCACACACAATCTGGGCAACATAGTTATCCCTGCTAGTGCTGTAACCTGTTTTGGTCTTGGCAATAATGTCTGCTACCCTGCTGGCGGTGACCTTGCCGCACCGTGCAGCAAACCATTCAGTTGTTCCCTGTTCCATTATTTGACCTCCAACTGTGTTTTCTTTTCATCCTTACGCGCAATCACTTTCTTTTGCCAAGCTGGGTCGCCATTGGCTGCGGCATAAGCGGCTTTGTAGGTCTTCTGAAGTTCTTCCAACGTGTTGGTTTCATCCATTGCAGCCATCAGGTCAGCTACTTGGTTTTCGTTAACCGTGGATTTGATTTCAGTTTTGCGGCTGGCTGCTACACCGTCATCATCTTCTGGGGCAAGGCCAGTGGCGGCTAAAAGCGAATACCTACGGGCATAAGTTAACGCACTACCAAAACCCATTGCATCCATTTTTGTGGCAGGCACATGAAGCATTCCGCATTCCATAACTTCACCTGATTCATGAATCAACATGGTTTCCACCATTACGCCATCTTTGCATTCATAAGTGCGCTGCATTAAACCTATACCGTTATCGTTTAAAGCCCCAATAACAGCCTCAATGCAATTAGCAAGGTCAGCGTACTTAGATTTGAAATGAGGGTTTGTAGATGTTTTTAAGGCTGGCCCAAACTGGCGTTGGCTTTTGACAAATGCGGCGGCAATTTTGTTTCCAATTGGTGTTTGCATGATTTCTCCTTAGTAAGAGTATTTCGGGCCACAAGTCACTTCCACTACGGTTTCCACCGTGTAGCCATTGATCTTGCGTTTTGCATAAATAGGGATAGCACGAAGCCCTGCTGACTCGCATTGCTTAACCCCGTCAATAACTTCATTCCTGCCCATTGGCTGAATTTGTTTGTCCACAACCAGTTCCTGCGTGGTGTTTTGTGCAACTGGTTCAGGGTGCATGGTGTACACGGGTGCTGGCTGCTGGCTGGCGCATCCAACCGAAAGCAAAAGTAAAAGTGCGTATTTCATTTTGATCCTCAAAAAATGTTGTTGGCTAAGCCGTTGATCACAAACCCGACACGTTTGATGCTGGGTGACTCATAACCAGCGCGTTCTTTGACGCACCGATAGATGTAGTTGAATGATTCTTTTGGAATGTCATAGGTAATATCTAGATCACCGCAGGAAATGAACACATCAAAATGACCATCCATTTCCCAATCGTCACCGTCATACCAAGTCCATTCGACTTTGACTTCACCGTACTGGTCAAGATATTCAACAAAAGTGCCTTGTTCACCGTCATTTAGCATGATGTTCTCCAAACAAAAAGGTCAAGGGCAACCACCACAATGGCGGCAACGGAGACAACATATAAGGCGACTTGCGCCCAATCGGTTGGTTTTTTGTAGGTTTCAATATCAAACATGGTTGTTCCTTTTAATCTTGCAAAACTCTTAAATCTGGCGTTAAACGGATTCTGTTGTTCAGTTCATCAAAGCCCCAAGCAATTGCATCTGTGACAACCCTGATTTGACGCACTTGATTGGTTTTGAACATGGTGTTGCTAGATGGGACACAGGCGCATAAATTGTTGATCCCGTTAGTTTTAGCCGTAGCTAAAAAATCCAGCATTACCATGCGTTGTTTGGTGGTTAATTTTGTATAAGCCATTTTTATTTCCTAAAAGACCCTATGCGTTGCGCTGGGGAATGAATGAATTATAAGCTGGCTTAACACTAAGTCAAGCCTTTTTACAATTATTTTTTAGGTAGTTTCCCTAAGTTGTTCATAAAACGCCACAACTTCAGCCTTGATTTTGTCCAACTGATCCAGCACGGTTTTTTGCTGGTCTGCCACAGTTTTCTGGGTGGCGCGAATGCTTTTGCTAACCCCCCATGTCATGCTGTAATCTTTGCAAATCGTCCAATACCACATTTCCCCCTCTTTGCGGCTGCCTGTTACCGAAGTAGTGATCAAACCGCTAGAACGTTTCATGGTGGTGATGGTGATACGGGTGGTATCGTCCAGCGGAAAATATGATTCTGCTTTCCATCCAAATGCACTTTGAAAAACTTTCATTTTTTACTCCTTGATATTTGCAATTTTTTTGGCGTAGGCAATTGCCTGATCCAACATGGTGGCGGGATAAATACGAACTGGGGAAACAATCATTTCGGCATCAGTGTCCAGCAGGGTTACTGCATAACCTTTTTTGGTTTTGGTGACCAAAGAAGCAATGCCATAAAAAACATTTACAAAAGTTGCCACTTGCACAGTGTTTGAAATTTGAGAAATAACCATTTTTTAACTCCTTTGAGGGGGCTTGCGCCCCCGTTGATTAAGCTGCCAACATACCTACTGCGCCGTACCCGTAACCATCATCACCAAGAAACTGAACACTGGCGGCGGTCGCGCTGGGCTGTGTCTCGCACAGGCTTACGTCTTGCACTTTTTGCTGGATTCTTCTTTCTGTGTCGAAATCCATGCCCCGTGCGATGTATGCGCCAAAACTGCTTTCACACAATTCAGGCATTGCATAACCGTAGTATTCGCAAGCTGCCTGTACAGCGCCAGCAAAGAACGCCATCGAATATTTCCGATTGACAAAGACGTAATCAGAACCAAACCTGACGTTTACGCCGTTCATGCTGCTGTAATTGCTGCCTTTGTAGTCGGTCATGCCATCAAAGTAACTGCCCTCAAAATTGCTGACAACTGCTTTGACTTGATCAACGGTCGGGCCGTCTACATACTTGACGTTGATGGAAGCGCCCATGCTGTACACGCTGGAAGTGACGCTGAACTTGATGCCGGGGAAAGATTCTTTAAGAGCAGCACGAATTAATTTTGCTGTTTCGGCACATGAGAGATATTGAGTGTCTGACATTTTGGTTTCCTTAAAGACCCCGTGCAACTCGCTAGGGCATGAACGAATAATAAGCTAGCTTAACAACCTTGTCAAATGGTATCTGTAAAGCCCCCTTAACTTTATAGGGTATTGACAGATTAGGGTAAGTTGGCTTAATATGCAATTATGGAAAAAGAGCAAGCAATTAAATTAGCGGGATCAGTGCGAAAACTGGCAGAAATGCTAGGGATCAGCCGCGCCGCTATCAGTCAATGGGGCGTAACCATTCCGCAAGCACGGGCGTGGCAATTGAAATCAATGCACCCCCAGTGGTTCATTTAATAGATTAAAATGTGGACTTGGCTACCCTTAGCGGGGGAAAAGGCGATTCGTTACCGCCCTGCCACAGTCTCTTTGTAACGGTGACCGACAACGTGAGGTTTATATGTTATTGATACCCAAAAATTGGGCTGTTTTTCAGCACTATAAAGATCGTCTTCCCCCTTGGATTAAATTACACCGCGAAATCCTCAACGACAGGGTTTTCATGGGATTGCCAATTGCTAGCAAGGCGCTAGCGCCATTGATGTGGTTGCTAGCATCAGAATCTAAAAACGGTAGTTTTGATGGCTCACTGGATGAGCTTGTGTTTCGCTTGCACATCACACCCAAAGAATATCAAGATGGGGTAAAACCATTGATTGATAAAGGCTTTTTTGTTGTTGCTAGCGGAGTGCTAGCAGATTGCCAGCAAGTTGCTATCCCAGAGAGAGAGACAGAGACAGAGAGAGAGACAAAGAAGATACAAACGCCAGATGGCGTGTCAGCAGATGTTTGGGAATCATTTGTTGCCCAACGAAAAGCAAGCAGGGCAGTAATCACCGAAACCGTGATTAAGTCAATCCAGCGCGAAGCCAACAAAGCAGGCTGGACACTTGAACAAGCAATGGCTGAATGTGCAGCGCGGGGCTGGCGCGGTTTTAAGGCTGAATGGGTTACTGAAAAACAAACAGCTACGCAGAAAGCCGCCGCTAACATGAACCTGTTGACCAGAGGAATGTCAGGCCCTAAACCCGCCCCGTTTTGGGCTAAACCTGAAAATTTGGAGGTAATTCATGAAGAACCCAAACGATTGGTGTGATGTGGACGTTGGCTTTGATTACATTTTCACCCGCATGAGTGCTATTTATGGGGCAAACTTTGCAAGGCATTGGGATGGGATTGATCTAGCTAATGTCCGCGCCGAATGGCAAAGACAGCTTGGCAACTTCCTGACTTACCGCCCCAGCATGGATTACGCTATTGATCGCCTTAACCCTGACTTTGTGCCAAGCGCCATTAAGTTTAGGGAATTCTGCAACGCTGGGCCTGCCATTCCACGCGATGAATTGCAAATCACCCACAACCCTACGCCTGTTGACCCGGCGGTGGTTGCAGAAGCTAAACTTAGACTTGCAGAGTTAAGAAAGAAATTTTGATGCCTTACGCTAAACCAAATCTTGAACAAAATGTGCTTTTTGGTGAACAAGAAGCATGGCGCGAAGAATGGCAAGGTATGCCAGAATTTGAACAAAAAAATTTATTACCAACTTATTCAGTACGAATAAATTTTGCTAGTTATGATGATTTGCAAAAATTTGCTCAATTGATTGAACAAACAATCAGCATCAAAACACAATCTATTTGGTTTCCAAAACAAGAACATCAAAATCTTGCGGATAAAAAATATGTTAAATAAATATCCAATTTACATAGTTTCAAAAGGCAGATGGAAAAAACGTTTGACTGCTGATGCTTTGCAAGAAATGGGCGTTGATTTCAAAATTATTGTTGAACAACACGAATTTGAAAATTACGCCAAAGAAGTTGGCGCAGAAAAAGTTTTGGTTTTGCCTAAATCATATCTTGATGAATATGTAACGTGTGATGAATTAGGTGTTGCAAAAAACAAAGGCCCCGGTGCGGCTAGAAATTTTGCTTTAGATCACAGCAATTCAAAACGTCATTGGGTTTTAGATGACAACATAGATGGTTTTTATCGTTTAAATCAAAATTTAAAAGTGAAATGTTTAACCCCTGCAATTTTTAGAGCAGCAGAAGATTTTGTAGACAGATATGAAAACGTTCCACTTGCTGGTTTCAATTACGTTATGTTTGCCAAACGTAAAGACACGCCCCCACCTTTTGTTCTTAACACAAGAATTTATTCTTGTTTGTTGGTAAACAATTCAATTAAATATCGTTGGGAGGGAAGATATAACGAAGATACGCATTTATCTTTGCGGGTTTTAAAAGACGGTGATTACACAATTCAATTCAATGCTTTTTTGGCTAACAAAGTCAGAACACAAAAAATGGCAGGCGGTAACACAGATGATTTTTATGCAAAAGAGGGAACATTAAACAAGTCAAAAATGCTAGAAGATTTGCACCCTGATTGTTCAAAAGTAGTTTGGAAATTTGACAGATGGCATCATTTTGTTGATTACAACTTGTTCAAAAAAAATCAGTTGAAACGCAAACCAGATTGGAATTTTTCCGGCATCAATAATTACGGTATGAAATTGATATGAACCATGAACACAGAAAAATCGCCAATTCAATCCTTGCCAGACTTAAAGATGGGGAACAATTTAGCCAATCTGCCATTGACCAAGCGCTACGAGATACAGGAGACCTTGCGCCAATCGGAAGCGCGGGAGTGGATCAGGCGGTACAGGAAGAAAGTGATGGAGGAGGGGAAAGCCGAGGCATGGGCATGGTGGCAGCAAACCTTATCCGACTTAGTGAAAAAACGTGGTCAAAAAGCAGTGATCGAATTGCAGAAACGAATGAACAATGAAAGCAGCAAAAATTGACGCAAATCAGGAACAAGTTGTTACGGCGTTACGGGCGGCTGGCGCTTCGGTTCAATCTTTGGCGGGTATTGGCAAGGGTGTACCTGATCTGTTGGTGGGCTATAAAGGCCAAACCCTGCTTATGGAAGTTAAGGACGGCTTTAAACCACCGTCTAAGAGGTCTTTGAATGAAGACCAGCTAAGGTGGCATGGAAGTTGGAAAGGCGGCGCATTGGCGGTTGTAGACTGCCCTGATGCGGCATTACGAATGATTGGGGTGATTAAATGAAACCAGAAGAAGCTACACAAGCCATCAGGGACAAAGCGCCGCTGTATGGGGACGCAAAGGGACAAAGGGTTTACCTTGAAGAATTCCGCAAATCCAAGAAAGCCATGCTGATGCGGGATGCCTTGTTAAATGGAATTGATGCCGCCAGCCACCAAGAACGCGAAGCCTATTCAAGCCCTGAGTATCAAAAATTGATCCAAGGGTTAGCCGCAGCGGTGGAAAAAGAAGAAACCTTGCGGTGGGAACTTGAAAGCTATCGCCTTGAAGTTGAAATCTGGCGCACACGCGAAGCCACCAACAGAATGCAAGATAGGGCGCACCAATAAAAAAGGGGATCGGCACAAGGCCGACCCAAAGTAATTACCGCAAGCATTTAAAAAACGGCAACCAAAAAGAAGTGTATCTATGTTTCAAAAACATCAATATGTAAGGTCAAAAAAACTGTTGAAACTGGTAGCGGGGCTTGACTGCCAAGCTTGCGGGTCGGGCAACATGGTGCAGGCAGCACACACAAACTGGGGTGGCGGCAAAGGCAGAGGGATCAAAGCTGACGACAATTTGGTGGCGGCTTTGTGCCAAAAATGCCATTATGAAGTTGACCAAGGCAAAGACCTAACAAAAGATGAACGGCAATTAATGTGGCATTTAGCGCATAACCTTACGGTGATAAAACTTTTTGAACAAGGCAAATGGCCTGCTGATGTTCCTGCGCCTACAATAAAAATGCAGTTGTCTTAGGGGGGTGTTGCAGCCCCCCTTTTTTTGATATAGTAGCAATATGAATGATGAAGTAGCCGAATTCGTAGCGCACTTGTTGCACAGTTCAACGGTGACGCATTTTATGCATTGGTCAAGCACCAACTATGCAAAACATAAGGCGTTGAAAAAATATTATGCAAAAATTATTGAATTGGTTGACAGATACGCCGAAGCGTATATGGGTAAGTATGATCAGCTTAAAAAATTTCCTGAGGAATTTCATACAGAAAAAGACCCAGTAAAGTATTTGGAAAACATCAAAGAATTTGTGGAAGAAGCCCGCAAGGAACTGCCACAAGACACAGAATTGCAAAATTTGGTGGATGAAATCGCCGATTTGATCAATTCAACCTTGTATAAACTGCGTTATCTTGAATAAGGAAAAACCATGAAAAACATGATGAAGAACGAACCCAATGGTTACGGCACAAAAGCCACAATGTCTGGCAACCCAGCCGCATCTGATAAAACAGGTGAGCAAGGAAGCGCTAAAAAGGGCATTCCAGCCGCCAAAACCAACATGACAGGCGCTGACAAGGCATTTGACGGTGGACGTTCTAACGGCGTTTGCTACACACACGACCGTAAATGTAGCCAGTAATGGCAGTTCCGCTGTCCAGCATGATGGCGGCGGCACAACCAGCGCCAATTCCTGACCAAACAAGGGCGGCGGCGCTTATGCCGCAAGCCCAACCGCAATCGCAAAACCCGATTGAACAGGAATATTTTGACCGTTTAAATAACGATTATTTAAATCTGCGTCAGGAATATGCTGCTTTGAAAGATTCTGGCGGCGGTAAAATTTTGAATACAGATATTGCGCGGGAATTGTCTCCGCATTATTTGTCTGACCGCACAAAATCTGCTGATGTGCATGAACCATCAAGCCAGTTCATCAAACGGGTTTACGCTGAAAAGCTATCAAACCCAACGCCCAAAGGCATGGACAGCACGGTTGTTTTTACTGCTGGCGGCACAGGTGCAGGCAAAACTACCGCATTAGAAGCTGTCAAAAACATTTCTGAATCAGTCAAACGGGCTGAAATGGTTTACGACACAAACATGAACAAGTTTGAGACTTCAGACAAGAAAATTCAACAAGCATTGAGAGCAAATCGCAAGGTTTCAATTATTTACACCTACCGCGACCCTGTTGAAGCATTGCAAAACGGTGCGCTAAAACGTGCATCCAGACAAGAAAAAGAATTTGGGTCGGGTAGAACTGTACCAATTGGAGAACATTTAAAAACGCATATTGGCGCATTAAAAACAATAAACGAATTACAGCAAAAATATAAAGATCACCCCAAAGTTAAGATTCAAGTCATTGATAATTCGCGTGGTGCGGGTAAATCTGCTGTAAGTTCGCTTGACAAGCTACCTAAATTAAACGAAAATGAAGTTCAAAGGAGGTTATATGACACGCTTGAACGCGCCAGAAGCAGCGGCGCTATTTCGGAGAACACCTACCGAGGTTTTGCCGCTAACTCCCGCTGAACACCGCGAGGGCAGAATGCACGAAAAAGCCACAGCATCAATGGCTGATGAAATGGCGGCGGCTTTAAACAAAGCTGTTATGACTGAAGATGCAGGATACCCAATTCGTGGCGCATAACTGCGGAAGCTGTAAATTCTTTTTGGATGCCCAGATTATGGGTAGCTGCCGCCGTTATCCACAGACTGTTAACAGGCACATGAATGATTGGTGCGGAGAACACGCAACCATTGAACCTGTAATGGTAAATTTACCTGTTTATGATATATTGACCGACACGGTGGCAGAAGCGCCAATTCGGAAAAAGCCCGGAAGAAAGCCGAAAAATGATCAAACCCCTGCGTGACCGTGTAGTTGTTCGCCCCAATGTTCGCAAGTTGTCCGACATTATCTATGTCAACAACAAAGAATCATTCAATGAGGGAACAGTTGTGGCGGTTGGGGCGCTGGTGGATCAGACACAGGTGGGCGACTTTATCAAGTATGGAAACGGGGATTATCTGAACTGGCCTGTTCACAACATTGATGGGCAAGACTACCAGATCATCCAAGAAGCAGACATTTGTGCAGTAGTGGAGGCGTAATGGCAAAAACTGGACTTTATGCAAATATTCATGCAAAACAAGAACGTATAGAGGCGCAAAAAGCGGCTGGCAAAAAGCCAGAACGCATGAGAACGCCGGGCGCAAAGGGCGCACCAACCGCAGCGGCATTTAAGCAATCTGCCAAGACTGCCAAAAAATGAAGAAGCACGACAAGCCCATTTCACACACCACCACGGGTAAGGGTAAAACTTACAACCCGACAGACAAAGGTGCAGGAATGACGGCAAAGGGTCGCGCTGAATACAACGCAAAGAATAATTCAAATCTTAAACCGCCTGCCCCCAACCCCAAAACTAAAGCAGATGCTGGTCGAAAGGCTAGTTTCTGTGCAAGAATGGAGGGAGTAGTTAAAAACGCCAAAGGCCCAGCGGAAAGGGCAAAGGCATCCCTTAAAAACTGGAACTGTTAAAGGAAAATATCATGTCAAACTCAATTGCAATTGGCGCAGCGTACAAAGACCAAGAAATCGTGGGTGGAACACTAGACAACACCCCTATTGGTGCAACCACACCATCAACTGTTATTGGCACAACCGTGTATGCCACCAGCGAAATTGGTTATTCAGCAGCCGGACAAGGTGCGGTTACGCAGCTAACAGACAAGTCCACAGGGGTAACTCTTAACAAGTCTGCTGGCCGCATCACAATGAACAATGCAGCGTTGGCAGGAAGCACCGCTGTGTCGTTCATTTTGACAAATAGCACCATTTCTATTAATGACACAATTATTGTCAATGTTTCTAGCAATACAACTGGTAGCGCGGCTGGTGCATACACCACTTACGTTTCTTACTTGGCTGCGGGTTCTGCTTTGATTACTTTGCGTAATTTGACTACTGCCACTTCATATTCTGAAGCTGTAATCATCAACTTTTCTATTGTGCATGGTGCAGCTTGAACATTGAATCTGTAAAAAGCCGCATTGAGTTTCTGACCGCCCAAGCCAAACAAATGGAAATAAACCTCCATGCGATTGGCGGGGCAATTCAAGACTGTCAATATTGGTTAAGCCAACTGGAGAGCAAAGATGCCGCTGATCAAGTCAATGACACCCAAGGCACTGAAAGCTAACATCAAGGCTGAAATAGAAGCTGGCAAGCCTGCAAAGCAAGCTGTTGCCATTGGCTATTCAGTCAAACGTGAAGCTGAGAAAGACAAAAAAGCAAAGCCTAAAAAGAAATGACCGACACAGTACCCGTCCTAGAAAAGCGCCCAGTAGGTCGCCCAACCCTATATGACCCAAGCTATTGCGATACGGTTAGGGAACTAGGGCGTATTGGTAAGTCTGTTGAACAAATTTGCTATCAATTAGATGTAAGCCTTAGAACTATTTACTCATGGCGCGATGCCCACGAAGAATTTTTGCACGCCTTGGATGATGCTAAGACTTATGAACAGGCATGGTGGGAAGAACAAGCCGCAGCTTACATGGTTGAAAACAGAGAAAGCGATAAATTAAATGCCAGCCTGTGGTCAAGGTCAATGGCTGCAAGGTTTCCAAAGAAATACAGAGAAAGCACAAAGCAAGAAATCACGGGCGCAGATGGTGTGCCATTGCTTACAGGTATTCAGGTGACATTTGTAAAGCCTGAGTAACAACACGCATGGGGATTGTGGCAAACGGTAAGCGAAGTGATGGAAGACGTTCCAGAAGCGCCCCGCCCGACATAATCCCCAGCCGTGTTGGTGAAAGCGGATGCCGCCCGAAACAGTGTTGAATTGCGGACAAGTAGCGCAGTATCTGTGGATGTAGCGAGTAGCCAACAACCTATAAGGAAATGATTTGTCTGAAGTCGCTAGCGCCATTGCCAATGCTGAATTCCCAATCAAGCTGCAAGGCTTGTTTAAGCCATCACGCTATAAGGTAGCCTACGGTGGACGGGGCGGCGCTAAGTCATGGGGCATCGCTAGGGCATTACTGATCAAGGGCGCTAAAGACCCGCTACGCATACTGTGTGCGCGGGAATTCCAAACCAGCATCAGGGATTCAGTTCATAAGCTGTTGTGCGACCAGATCGAATCCCTTGGCCTGCTGGGTTTCTATGAAATCACCCAGAACAGCATCAGGGGCAAGAACGGCACAGAGTTCGCCTTTGCTGGCTTAAAGAACAACATTGCTAACATCAAATCATATGAGGGTGTGGACATTTGCTGGGTGGAAGAAGCCCAGACCACCAGCCGCCTTAGTTGGAATGTGCTAATCCCTACCATCCGAAAGCAGGGCAGCGAGATATGGATTTCGTTTAATCCTGAACTAGAAACAGATGAAACCTATCAGCGGTTTGTGCTTAAACCGCCAGAAGATTGCATCCAGATCAAAATCAACTGGTCGGATAACCCTTGGTTTCCAGAAACCCTAAAGCTGGAAAAGGACGCACTGAAGAACCGCGACCAAGAAGCCTATAACCAAGTCTGGGAGGGCTTATGCCGCCAATCAGTCGATGGGGCTATCTTTGCCAAGGAACTTCAACAGGCAGAAATTGAGGGCAGGCTAACCCGTGTGGCGTATGACGCAACAAAGCCCGTCCACGCAATCTTTGACCTTGGTTGGTCTGATAGCACATCAATCTGGTTCTTGCAGTTTGTGGGCATGGAAACCCGCCTGATTCGTTACATTGAAGACAGTCAGAAAACCATGTCCCATTACTTGGCGACCATGCAAACGTTTGGGTATGTGTACGACACGGTTTGGTTACCCCATGACGCTGAGAACCAGACACTGGCAGCGGCTGGGCGGTCAATTGACGACATTGTGAGGGCGGCAGGGTACAAGACACAGATTCTGCCCAGAGTGCCTATTCTGGACTCAATTAACGCAGCCAGAACAATATTCCCTAACTGCTGGTTTGACCGTGAACACGCCGCAGAGGGCATCAATTGCTTGCGCCACTACCGCTATGAAGTTGACCCAGAAACAGGGCAGTTCAGCCGCAACCCATTACATGATCACTATTCGCACGGGGCAGATGCATTCCGCTACATTGCCCTGATGATTCAAGACAGACCCAAACGCAAGCCCAAGGCACAGGTTGCAATGGTAAGCGGTTGGATGGGATAATTCCCAAAAGGGGCAAATATGGCATACCAAGACGCAGCAGGCAAAGACGACAGAATCAACAAAGCCATAGAGTTTTGGCGGCTGGTTAATGACGCAGACTCCACCAATCGCGCAGAAGCATTGCAAGACATTAAGTTTGCTGCTGGCGATCAATGGCCTGTTGAGATTCAGAACAGCAGAAACGTGGAAGCACGACCCTGCCTAACCATCAACAAGATTGATGCCTATGTGCGACAGGTGACCAACCAACAGCGGATGCAGCGCCCACGCATCAAGGTGCATCCTGTGAATAACTTGGCTGATTACAAGATTGCCCAAGTCATTGAGGGCATGACCCGGCACATTGAGGTTAACTCCAATGCTGACACTGCCTACGATACCGCCTTTGATTACGCCGTGCGAATGGGTTGGGGCTACTGGCGCATCAATACCCGCTATGTCAGCGAGGATTCATTTGACCAAGAAATTTACATTGACACGATTGATAACCCGTTCACCGTGTACTTTGACCCCAATTCAATCCTGCCTGATGGGTCAGACTCTGAACGCTGTTTGATTACCACAGTGCTGGCTAAGAAGATTTTCAAGGATTACTACCCTGACGCTGATGATGGCGCTAACTTCACCCAGCGGTCAACAGGGGATGACACAGCAAGCTGGATTACCAAGGAAGACATTCGCATCGCTGAATTCTTTTACATTGAACGAGAACGTGCCAAGCTGTATTTGCTGAGTGATGGCACACGCCAATTTGCTGACTCTGACCGATTCTTTGAACGGGTTGAGGCCGCTGGCTTGACTGTGCTTGATGAACGTGACAGCTTCCGCAAGGCAGTTAAGTGGGTCAAGATGACCGCGCTAGAAATCTTGGAAGAAAAGACATGGGCAGGCAAATATATCCCTGTCGTTCCCTGCTACGGCGCACAGGTTATCGTTGACGACAAGCGCAAGAAATACGGGCTTGTCAGGTTTGCAAAAGACCCACAGCGTATGTATAATTTCTGGCGCACCAGCATGACCGAATCAATTGCCCTTGCACCAAAGGCAAAGTGGTTAATGGCAGAGGGTCAAGATGAGGGACACGAGAACGAATGGGCGCTGGCTAACATTAAATCTAGCCCTGTCCTGCGTTACAAGCAGAAAGACATTGAGGGTCAACCAGCAGATCGACCAACCAGATTGCAACCAGAAGCTCCCCCCGCTGGCATTATGGAAGCCGCAGGCGCTATTTCCGCAGATTTGCAAATGGTGCTTGGTATCCTTGATCCAAATCAATTACCAAGTGGCAACATATCAGGGAAAGCCCTACAAGGTCAGCAAAACCAGACCGATCTGAGCAATTTCCACTTTTACGACAACATGACCAGATCAATCAGGCATACAGGCAAAATCCTGTTGGACTTAATACCTAAAATATATGACACGCAACGAGTGATGCGAATCATTGGGTCAGACGGTCAGCCAGACATGACCGAAATCAACCAAAAGAATGAGGTTGGCGAGGTGCTGAATGATGTGACTGTG